AAGACCACTCACGTTGATACCCTCAGAGAGAATACTGTGGTGGATAACTACAAACTTCTTGGTAGCATCTTTGCCCCAAGTGTTCAGAGTGTTGAAGAACTCTTCGCGGTTGACCTTCTTGCCGTCAATGATTGCGCCAGTCTTAGATGTGATTGTCATCCAAGAATAACCGCGATCAGCAAGCTGGGAGCAGAAGTCAGACTGAGACAGAAGACCAACAATCTGCTTTGTGGTGCGAGCACAAATCAAAGTCTTGCTGATGTCATTGTCATCAATAGTCTCAATCAAGTTGTCAGCATCTTCTGCAAATACAACCTTGCGACCTTTGACCATAGGCAGTTGCTTGACTACAACTTTAGGAGGGAGAATAAACCCACCTTCAACCAACTCAGGAGCAGGAACATTGACCAGCACCTGACCATAAACAGACCAGTTCATTCCTGGTTTTTTAGGTGTAAGGCTATGCTTAGGAGTAGCAGTATAGAAGTAGCAACGATCAGCATTCTCAGCAAAGAACTCAGTAGCAGGATAAAAGTTACGCTTCACACTGTTGTGTGCTTCGTCAAAGTAGATCGTGTTGACCTCAATGTCTGCGTCAACAATACGCTGAAGCGAATTGTAGGAGGTGAAGATCACAACGTTCTCACCAGCCGTGCGGGCAGTGTTAGCAAACATGTGAATCTTGTCTGCTTTGGTGCTGCTGTAGTGGTGAGTCTCTCCACTGTGAACGTGCATGATGTGAGTGTTGGCGGTATCAATAACCTCCAAGAACTCAGAGCACAGTTGCTCTGCCAACAAAATGCGGGGAGCAACAACAACAGTGGTTGTGCCGTTAGTGATAGAATCGTGACGGCGCTGAGTATCAAGAATCATGGTGAGAGTCTTGCCGCCGCCAGTAGGCACCAGGATCTGACCCTTGTCATAACTCTGCAAGCGATCAATGATGCGCTGCTGATGAGGGCGAAGGGTGATAGTCAAGTGCTGTGTCTCTCTCAATGTGGCCAATATACAAAAAAACCCTACCCAAGTCAATGGGTAGGGGACGGTTCTTCGATTGTCACATCAATAGTCTACATTGTCAAATTCTTCAACGTAAGCTTCAACATTCTCACTCGGTTCAAGGTTGAAGAGTTTATCCCAATCAATCTGTCGGGCATCAAA